TGGTGCGCGGGATAATCTATATATCACCAAACTATCTTCAATCATACGTAATTGGTTGAGAGATTTGATGGCTTTGTGTAGATATGATAACGTAGTGCCTTTATTTCGATCAACTAAACCAGATGTGCAATATGTAATGGAATCTCTTGCCATCTTGATTCCTTGTGAATTACCTCTTGCTTGTATATTACCTGTAGGATACGCAGCCTTTGGATTGTAAATAAAATATTCTTCAATCTTAGGGAAGGGGTAATCAGTTGGATCTTTTGATAAAAGATTATTTACTTTAAATTTATCTTCCTTACTCTTCATTTCTTGTCTTACATAACGCATTTTGATAGCGTCAATATATCTGAGTTCTTGTATTCCTTCTTCTGGCTTTTTAATATCGATTACTTTATGATAATAAAGTCTTCCATCAACATACCAGTTACGATATATCTCATGTGCCTTTTTATCAAAATCTAATAAATCAAGTATATATTTAAACTCCTGTCTAACTTTCTTTTTTATACCATCACTTGCATTTAGATTATCTAAATCTATTTCAACTGGAGTATCATTTGAATCAGAAACAACTGCTTCATTTACAATATCTTCAATCGCACTATCTACCTCTGGATGTAGACACATTTCACGATATCTTTTTATGAGATCAAATTCAGTTTTAAATACACCTTCAATGTCAACATAAGAACCAAAAAAACCACTACTCATATAGTAGTCTGACTCATCCTCTCTATTTGGAGGAATAGGTGAGACTACATTTGGAGAAAGTGGTTCTGTGTCCTCTATCGAGAACCCAAATAACTTAGACATGATTTATACTATTTTATCTATTTAGTTAACCGTTAGGGCCACCCGCATCAACAAATTTGAATGACTGAACTTGGAAGTCAACTACGAACTCTTCTATTGTATCAGAAGAATCATAAGATAGGTCAATTGATGAAACACTTGTAGGAAATATGTCGATAAACTCATATTCGCGTAATACAGCATTACGATCACCATTGTTATTTTGTGAACTTGGTGTTGCACCTCTTCCAAGTTGGAATACTTTTGCATTTACCATATAAGCATTCGGGTCAGTCGCTCCTAAATTGTTTTCTAATTTAGCGATAAAATCAACCCATTCTTCCATTGCTTTTCTGATTCGGAAGTCCTCGTCGTTAATAACAGTTATACTCCAAGGTTCAATAGTTCTGTCTCCAGCAACTTTAAAAATACGACCTCTGAACGGTATGTCGATATTAGCGATGACTGATGCAGGTAACTGTGCTGCTTTACACATATATCTGAAGTTATCTGCTGGCCATGCAATTCCTGCTGGTAAGGTAGTCAGTTCTACCTCAAACAGATTCGGTCTTGCACCACCACCGATAAGTTGAGATTTAAATTGAGAAATTGTTTTGTTTTCTCTTGTTGTTGCCATGGTTCGTGATCTCCTTTAGTTATTTATTTAATTAAACTCGACCTGCTACTTCTTCAAAACTTACACCAGTTCGTGTAGCAACGAATGTCAACGTAATGTAGTTGATTGATCTGGATGGTTTCAAGAAGATATCAGCTCTAAATTCATTGTTGTCAATAACATCAGGAGTGTTATT